GGCTCACAATTGAGTTGAGCTTCCACTGGACATACTCTGATCCCTAGTGCTTAATTTATTGAGCATTAGTCCCTTTAGGTTCAATTTGAGACCATCACGTCCGGTAACGGACGTCATATGACCACTATTCGCAACCCTATTATATAGGTTCGCTGCGTTAGTGTGAGCGATGGTTGGAATTAACTGGCAGTTCTGGAGAGAACGTGCCGCGTAGTTAATCCGCTTCAAATTGTTGGATTTGAGTTGTTTGCTGAGATATTTGATTCTGCTATTCGTGAGGTTTCGGACATCTGAGCGCAATGTAAATTGTCGTATAGTCTCTGACAACGACTTACCTGTAAGCGGCCTTTTGTTGATCCTTTGGATTCGGCTCTTGGCGGTCTTTGGTGGTAATTTACATTGCTTCAGAAGTCTTTCACCTTTATAAGCTCGTGTTTGATTTGCCAATGTACTTAAGGCGGTACTTAGGTCCACCAATTTATACCCTCCCGTACGGTATCGGGTCTCCTGTTTCACAAGTTCCCTCCACCCGCCACGTAGGTCGTCAGCTGGCAGTTTAACTGTCGGCCGACGAGATACGTTGGTGGGGTTCTGGAGCCACTTGGTGATTCGGATCCTCTGTGCCTTATGGTTGAGGGTATGAGTTGGTATACCTGTGCCACCCATGCATGTTGGTAAACCCATCACGAGCTTATCTCGTTTAGCGGTGTTTGAAACGGTTACGTTAAGTATTTTACGTTCTTGCTTTGTCAATTGGTACTTCCGGATTCTCTTTAGCCTTTCCAAAACTGGAACTCCAGTCTGTCCCGGGTCCAATGCATATTTACTACCTAGTAGTTCTGCAAATGTGAATCCAGACCGGCTGCGGGCGTATACCTGGCGGTCATCATCCCTGGTTATATAAACGAATCTCTCACAAAACACTCCATTCGTACCAAAGTGTGATTTAGACTTATTGGCTACTAATCCGACATTTGTTGTGAGCTCCTCATATTTGAGAGTCTCACTTTTTGTCAGTAGTCCCGTAAAGTCGTCACCACACACTTGAAACGAATGAGTGTTCCCTGTGATTTGTTCACCTATGAAACCATTGATGAGCGTCAAGTACACCCAGGCAAAAGGTAATCCCATGTGTGCACCTCTTAACGTGGTATATTCAGAGTCCTCCATTTGGACCTCCTTTTCTCCGCATATCCTCCTCAGTATGTAAGTTTCATCCTCGCTCAAAGACATTGATGCCTCAATCCCTTCGTTGATTATTCCAACTATTTCCCAATCAAGGTAGTCAGACGCCTTACTCCAATCTGCACTGTAGATATGGAATCTTTCGATGGCCCCATCCTCGTAATCCCTACGGATTTGGATAGGTCTCCCATCTTTTGCGTCCCTGGCCCAAGGGTTAAACCGGAATAGTCTTCTTAGGACTCGGTTATTAATGTTTCGAGCAGTGTGAGCCCATGCTGCAGGGTGTAGCGTGGCAACCCTCACTTTGCCCCCCATATCATCAACTATGAGTGGCTCTAGACTCTTTTCGTCCGTATCAGTAGCAAGTTTAATGATTAAATCATTAAACTTGTTATTTGATGCGGTCGCTTCATCTAGGGCCAGTTGTGACGTATGACGTTGGCTGGGCGTGGGTTGCTGAAAGCCAAACATTGATCGTCCGGCTGCATTAGCGGCTTGTCTATTTCGGAGAAACTTTTGTTTCTCTTCACTAGACATGCTCATAAGCTGGGATGAGTAATCGGTGCTACGTTCTTCAAGTCTCTTGTCCTCTAGGCACTTACTTTCGAGTAAGTACCGTTTTAGGGCATTATTTAGAGCGAAGGCAGTACCACCTTTACCCGTCCCGGCTTCTATGCAGGCGTGATCGTTTGGCGCTAGAACCGGTGGTTCAATAAAGTCTTTGGATTTACCACGTATCGACAAAGTTTTAACGACAAATTGCTTTAGATCGTCTTTCATTGCATCATTTAGTTTGCAGGTTCCGGGAGCGCACCATCTTTTGATTGCCTTCATAATAGCCTTAATTCGTTTCTTTTTGGAACTTGTTAGTCTTATCGAGCGCATTGCACCACTGGCAGTGAATAGGTTATATTTGAGCTGGCCCCCAGTTTTGTACCTCTCCGTTGGAGGGTCTAGATTACTGAGGGCTGGGTCATCTAATGCTATTACACGGTTAGTGTGGCAAAGCTCCTTGAGAGGAGTAACATTTCCATTGAGAAGGGAATTAAGGGTATTAAGAAAGGTTTTCATACGATGGTAGTTCCCTTTCCACCTTTCCCTTGTCTCAGGTTTCTTGTTTGGTAGACCCATAATTTTAAGTAGGTCACTTTTAGATAGAATAATTTTAGTTAGACTACCCTTTTCCCGTAAGAAGCCTTGGACATCTCCGCAATGAAAGCGATCAGTAGGTCGTTTCAAACACCCGAATGATAGGAGCATCGCATCTGCGACGCTCCTGATCATTGAATCAATGGCATCAG